GCAATCCGATCGCTATGCTACCCAAGACCCATTACCTATTACCCAAGACACAAAACCTAGAACACAAAAGAATACAGTCGCCCCGCCTGAAGGCGTGACGGATGCTGTTTGGCAGGATTGGAAAAGTTTACGGAAAGCAAAACGGGCAGCAGTCACTCAGACCGCTATTGATGGCATAGAGTGCGAAGCGAAGAAAGCAGGGGTCAGCCTACAGGTAGCCTTGGAAACGTGCTGTGCGAGGGGCTGGACGGGCTTTAAGGCCGATTGGCTGAAAGACAAAGCAGAAGCAAAGTCATTTGCCGAAAAGGATTACGATTTCAAACGTGCTCGGTGGGAAGCCATGACTGGCAGAACATCAGGACAAGAATACAACCCTAATCTGGAGATCGACCATGACACAACCCATTGACCGACTGTTTGAAAGACTGTCATTGACCTACGGCAGTGCGTGGGACAATTCGATAGGTACAGCTCCACTAAACGAGATCAAGTCGTTTTGGCTGCATGAGCTTGGACCATTTCTGAAAAGCAAAGAATCCATGATGGCTATTTCATGGGCACTGGACAACTTGCCTGAACGCCCACCAAACTTGGTTCACTTCAAAAATTTGTGCCATCAAGCGCCAGAACCGGAAAGTCCGCAGCTCCCTATTCCGCAAGCAGACCCCGTGAGAGTACAGAAAGAATTGGCAAAATTATCGCAATTAAACGTTAATGTGCCAAGGCATGACCCAAAAGAATGGGCGAGAAAAATTTTGCTTGACCACAAAAACGGTCTGCCCCGCCGCAGTTTGTATGTCGCTTGGGCCAAGGAAGCGTTAGGAATGAATCATGTTTGACGAATGGCTCATGTTTGATGCTGAAGCAATCCGGACCAGAGTGTTTGCTGACTGTTTGCGCTTATGTCGGTTGCCAGAATGGAAAGATTGGGCATGGTGCGAGGTTAAGCGGTTGGATAAGGAAGAACTATTTCGGGGAATTGAAGCCTATGTTTTAGAGGAAATGAAAAATGAGACATGCAGCAAGAGTTGACACAAACCAGCAGACCATTGTTGCTGCACTACGGGCAGCTGGAGCTTACGTTTGGATTATTGGTTTACCCGTTGACCTGGTGGTCGGACACAAAAACCATACCTACTTGGTTGAAATAAAAACCACCAGCAAAAAGCGTTTAACAAAACTCCAAGAAGATTTTTTCCTAAAGTGGAGTGGCGGCACACTGTGCAGGGTTGACAGCCCAGAAGCCGCTTTGCATATGCTGAGGGTTACAGAATGAAACTTACAGTTCAATGCTGGGAACCAGTCCAAGCTCACAACGCAATGACAAAGACCATCTGGCCCCAGCTCAAAAGCGCACTGATGGCAGGGCATAAGATGGTGCTGGAGATTAAGCCAGCGACTCGGAGCCTTGAGCAAAACTCACGTTTATGGGCCATGCTTAGCGAAATAAGCGAACAAGTAGACTGGTACGGGCGCAAACTCACAGAGGAAGAATGGAAGCACGTATTTACGGCGGCACTGAAAAAACAGGAAGTTGTGCCTGGTCTTGATGGTGGATTTGTCGTGCTGGGTCAGTCAACCAGAAAAATGACCAAAGCCGAGATGTGCGATTTGCAAACTTTAATGGAAGCATTCGGGGCAGAAAAAGGCGTGAGGTTTTCGGCATGATGTACCCAAAGACAAAGTACTTGCGGGACAAAAAGCGCCTAGAAGCCTGCCGCGCATTACCCTGCCAACACTGCGGTGCAGAGGATGGCACAGTGGTAGCAGCACATTCGAACGAAGGCGCTCACGGCAAGGGACGGGGAATAAAGGCCAGCGATGAGTTCGTGGCGGCACTTTGTTTCAATTGCCATGCCAATTTAGATCAGGGCAAAATGAGCAAGCACGAAAAATCACAAATGTGGCACAATGCCCATGTGAAAACTATAGGAATGTTGGACAAATGACCAATCCCGCAGACAAAGTAGAACGATGGGCCATTGACAGACTAGTGCCTTACGCCCGAAATGCCAGGACACACTCGGACGAGCAGATAAGCCAGATTGCAGCAAGCATAAAAGAATGGGGCTGGACTACACCAGTGCTGGTAGACGAGCAAGGCGGCATCATCGCAGGGCATGGGCGCACACTTGCGGCACAGCGATTAAAGATGGCAGAAGTGCCAGTAATGGTGGCAAAAGGCTGGAGTGATGCCAAAAAGCGAGCATATGTGCTGGCAGACAACAAACTGGCGTTGAATGCTGGTTGGGACAATGAGATGCTGGCCCTTGAGCTAGGCGAGATTGGCGAGTTGGGTTTTGATCTTGACCTCATTGGCTTCAAGGCTGAAGAAATTCAAGCATTGCATACGCCAGACTTTGAACCAGCTACCGAAGATGACCAAGGCAAACTGGATGAGTTAGACCCCAAATGGATTGCTTGCCCACACTGCGGAAAAGAGTTTGATGCTCGTGAAGCCTGAACTTAAAATCGATTGGGCAAGCCATGAAGCGGCAAAATATGCCTGCGAAAACTGGCACTACAGTAAAGTAATCCCAGTAGGAAAACTTGTAAAGGTGGGCGCATGGGAAGATGGTAAGTTTATTGGGTGCGTAGTTTTTGGTCGTGGTGCAAATAATAATATGCTCAAACCATTTGGGTTAAATGCAGATGAAGGTTGTGAGTTAGTCCGGATTGCATTGCGCAAACATGAAACACCTGTTAGCAAAATTTTATCTTTTGCACTGAAGTTCTTAAAAAAACAATCACCTGAACTACGATTGGTTGTGTCCTATGCTGATGCAGACCAAAACCATCATGGTGGGATTTATCAGGCAACAAATTGGATATATGACGGTTTAAAAAATGCCAATTCAATGGGCGCATTTATCATAAATGGCAAAAAAACACATCCAAAATCAGTGCATAGCAAAGGCATAAAACAAACGATATTGGCTGTAAAAAAACATTTAGACCCTAACGCAACAATTTTTTACACTAAGGGCAAGCATCGTTACCTAATGTCGCTTGACAAAGAGATGAGTGCTAAGATTGCACCACTGGCAAAACCATATCCTAAGCGGGTGAAGCAGGCAATGACTGGCGACCAGCCAGAACAGCGGCGGCGCGACACCGACCCACCCGCTCCAATATACGCAGAAAACCAACCTTTCGCGGAGGTTACACATGAGAAGCAAGAAACAAGCCATTGAAAAACCCACTCTTGAAAAGCTACATAACAAAGGTGGAGCAAGAGCAGGCGCAGGCCGACCAGCCTTTGAACCCACAGCAGCAGAGCGCAAACAGGTAGAAGCACTGTCAGGCTACGGTTTGCCCATTGAGCAGATTGGCGCATTAGTGCGTGATGGAATACACATTGACACGCTACGGGCGCACTTTAGTTCCGAGTTAGTCAGCGGCAAGTCAAAGGCAAACGCACAGGTAGGGAAAACCCTATTCCAGAAAGTAATGGCAGGCGACACGACTGCGGCTATCTGGTGGAGCAAGACGCAGATGCGCTGGGCAGAAACCCAGAAACATGAGCTAACTGGCGCTGACGGTGTGCCTTTAGAGTTTGCCAAGATTGAGCGCGTCATTGTCAAACATGGGTAAAACCCTACAACTACAAACCCCAGAATGGGCGCTGCCCCTGCTGGAAGGCAGCCGCTACAAAGGCGCATGGGGTGGGCGAGGTTCTGGAAAATCCCATATGTTTGCCGAGTTGATGATTGAAGCGCACATCATTGACCAGAAAAGGCGCAGCGTCTGCGTCCGTGAGATTCAGAAATCCCTTAACCAATCCGTCAAGCGACTGCTGGAGACCAAGATTGAGGCCATGAACGCTGGTGCTTACTTTGAGATTCAGGATGCCGTTATTAAGTCCAGAAAGGGCGATGGTGCGATTATTTTCCAGGGTATGCAGAATCACACCGCCGACAGCATTAAGTCGCTAGAAGGCTACGACTGCGCCTGGGTGGAGGAAGCGCAAAGCCTAAGTCAGACAAGCCTTGACCTACTGCGCCCGACAATCCGCAAGCCTGATTCTGAATTGTGGTTCACATGGAACCCCCGCCAGAACAGCGACCCCGTGGACTTTTTGCTGCGTGGGCCGGAGCCGCCAACCGATGCGACAGTCATTAAGGTGAACTTTGGGGAAAACCCGTGGTTTCCTGACGTACTCAAAGAGGAAATGGAGTACGACAAGCGGCGAGACCCTGATAAATACCAGCACGTTTGGATGGGCCAATACCTGAGAAACAGTAACAGCAGGGTATTTCGTAACTGGAAGATTGACGAGTTTGAAGCCCCGCTAGAGGCTATTCACCGCCTTGGCGCTGACTGGGGCTTTGCGGTAGACCCGACAGTATTGGTGCGCTGCCACATAATCGGGCGCACGCTTTACATTGACTACGAAGCGTATATGGTGGGCTGCGAGATTGTGAACACGCCCGAACTATTCATGCAAGTGCCGGAGGCCGAAAAATGGCCCATCGTGGCCGATTCAGCTAGGCCAGAGACCATCAGCCACATGAAGCGCAACGGTTTCCCTAAGATAATGACAGCGGTTAAAGGGCCAAAGTCAGTAGAGGAAGGCATCGAGTTTCTCAAGAATTACGACATCGTAGTACATCCTCGGTGTACACACACTATTGACGAACTGAGCCTTTACAGTTATAAATCAGACCCATTGACAGGGCGAATCCTGCCGCACCTTGAGGACAAAAAGAATCATGTGATTGATGCCTTGAGGTATGCCTGCG